TCCTTGAGGTGAACTTCGTTTGAGGCTCCAAGTAGAGTTATGCACGGATTCTTTAGGATCTCTTTGCCGTGACCTCGAGTCCTATACGTCCACTGAGCATGATAATGCCCATCAAAGATATCTGTAAGCTGAGTTAAGGCTTGTGGGTCAGAGATGATGAAGCTCGCGAATTCTGATGCGACTAGGAATGCTGTAGAATCTGTATCAGGTGGGCCACCATTGCTTTTAGATTCAACTTCTCTGATCTCCTCAATAATAGCCTCGATGGAAGATCGTCCCTCTATGACATGGGTGACGTCGACAGCCGTAACGAGAGCACGAGCTAAGTGGACTGGCGGACCCTTTCTCAATCCAGACCTAGCTACTAGGAGGACAAAGAGATTTGGGTAAAGTATGAGCTGTCCACCTTGTCGAGAAATCCAGACTTTGTTCCTGACTACAGCAGATATAGCCGAAAGAGCAGACCAGTAGTAGAATCTGCGCGGACTCTCACTCTTTTGGGTATATCTGAGCACATCCTCAATGAAGCCCATCAATCATAGTCCACGATGTCGGCGATTATACTCTTGTTCCCTATGACAAGTCCTACATCTCCTACTTCTACGTCGGTACTCAGTATTCTCTGGCGTATACTCATGGCCTTGTGGACAATGCGTCTTTTGTGCGTTGAAAGTTATACGTCCAGCATCATAGGAATCAATAATATTGTCACTGTGATTGCCTTCATAGATATGTTCTTTATTTATACATCCTCTAGTATCGCAAATATGGAGAGCACTAAAGCCAGGTCTAATTGGTCTACCAAGCTCCTGTTCTAGTATATGTCTAGCTCTATTGATCAGTTTATTATTGACGAAAACTTGAGGTCTCTTGTCAGGCCCTAGAGGACAGATACAGTCAGGTCTCATGCGCATTTCCGTTTGTCGTAGTCGTGGAGAAACAAGCAGTTAGGATTAGTGCATTTCTTCTTTAGTGGGCAGTCTCGGTAGTTATATCCTACCTTCGTTTCTGCGGGAATGATGAGAGAATCACGCTTGATGGTACAACGACTGAAGTCAATAGGTCTCTCAATCTCTTCATGAATAATGGATTTGTAAGCTTCGAGGTCGCCAACTCTGACAATTGAAGTGATAGCGTCATGGGCTTCAACGACGTACTTAAAATCAACGTGCTCCTTTCTGAGCCGGGGAGTGGATCTAATACATGCTCTTCTAAGCTGGTCGGGGACCGTGGACTGAGGTATTTGAGTGTAAGCCTCCTTAAAGAGTTCTCGTCCCCATCTGGCATAAAATTGTCTGTATCTACCAAAAGGGTTAACAAGCACGAGGCCGTTATCTCTAAGGGCTTTTTGGATTGATTCATGAAAGACACCTCGAATGTTTGGTGAAAAGGCATGAAATCGTCGCAGGATAAATCCAGCCTTATACTCTGAGATACTGATGTCGATACCATACTTCTTGGCGTCGGTATTGACTATCTCAGTTAGACGATGCTCTCTCATATCATAGTGACCAGCATGTCTAGCAGTCTTACCAATGAATCTCAGGACACTATCAATCTGGTCTATCGGTATGTTAAAGATCCACGAGCTTGTGATAGTGTGTATGTCTTTTTTCTCCTCGAAGAGCTTAAGCATCTTATGATCTAAGCCAAGTAGAGCGACGATTCTAGCCTCAGCCTGAGACATGTCGGTCTCTACAATGACGTAACCATCGTCAGCTATGAGGAACTCTCGTCCTTCGACTCCGATCTCCCCATGTTTAGTGATAGTATGGAAAGGCATTCCCAGCTTTTCGGGGCGAACAGGAGGCTTGAGGATTTTAGTACTTGATCGTCCTGTTTCAGTTCCAGTGATAGTATAGACTGTTCGCATTCTCCCGTCATAGTCAGGCTTAGCTCCAAAAACCTTCTTACAATTGAGTTTAAGCTTTCTGATATGAAGGATAAGTTCGAGAGCTTTCTTGTGGGCGATTGGTCGCTTAGCAGTGTGATTTGCAATGAGAGCAAAGAGGACTTCTTCTGAGGTTCCTTTGCGCTGAGGAAATCCGAGCTGTCCATATACAAGCTTTCCTGGGTCTTTTGATGACCCTGAAGTATTGACGTGCCAGCCAGCTAGATTATCAAGCTCATCTTGGGAGTTCTGGATCTTCTTCTGATAGATCTTCTCAAGCTCATGCTGACGTTGATGATTGACCCTAAAGCCTACATCCTCCAAGTCATAGTAAAAGTTATGTAACGCCATCTGATGACCAAGGACGAACTCATTTCTCCAGTCAGGGAAGCCAGCGACCTTAAGATCATCAACGTCCTTCATCATCTCAGAGAAAACTTCAAAGGTAACAGCAGCGTCGCGAGCATTATATTGTAGGTATCTATCTATCTTGTCCCGCTTTGGGTTGAATTCCTTTCCTTCGTCTTTATAGTATGGTTCTCTAGTGTATACTGACGTCGTGAATGCAAGTGACTTTGGAAATTCCGGATGTAGAGAATGAGCCAGTAGAGATGTATCGCAGTAAAAATTGCGAATCCTGATACCACATAGTCTCGCCAGTTGCCGTTGGTCAAATTTGAAGTTCTGACCGATAACGCGTACATCAGAATCAAGAAATTCAGCGAGAGTAACCCACATCTCAGCAAGAACACTCTCATGGATACCACTCTGATTCTGCCAAGAGAAACAATCCAAAAGAGGCACTGACATAGAGTGCCACTCGTTAAACGCTAGAGCTATGCAGAAGGGAATAGCTCGTTTAACTTCGATATCGACACTGACGATAGACTTATCTTTATACTGTTCGAGGAATCTTTGGAGTGCGATATGATCTCTTGCAATCTCGAGTACTCGCTTAGGGGGATCATAAAGCTTAGAAACAGCTTCCCGTTTAGCTTTAAGCAGGTCCAACTTGAAGATGTGACGGTATGCGTAATTGAGGCTGCCTTTTTTCTTGTGTTCAAATCGGTCATCTTCCAACTCCCCTTCACGATGGAGTAGAGCGGCTGGATGGATAGTCGCTACTCCTTTATAGTCTAAATTGACAGTAGGAAGATAAGAGCCTCGCCACTGCATGATACCTTTGTAACCATTACCCTTACCAAAGACAGCTTTAAGAGCTAGATTACCCATCGTGACAATGCACTTTGGCTTTATCGCATGAATTTCTTCCCAGAGCTGGTCGACCTGAGATTCTACAGAGATCCCAAGTTCTGGTAGTCGCTTAAGTTTATTCTCTGGTGGACGGTATTTAATGACGTTGGTGATATATGTGTCACGTCTGTCGATACCTATCTCACGGAAGACTTCACTGAGAAGGGAGCCAGCAGAGTAGCCGCCGTCTCTCTCGACAAACGGACGCTTCATATAATCCTCTGATGCACCGGGAGCTTCGCCGATGAACATCAGGTCAGGATTAGCAGGCCCGACGCCTGGAACATAGTTAGGGAGCGGCGACCTATGGGATGAAACGATCATAGGGGATAAAGCTGACGATAGACAACCTCTATGCCTCTCGATTGTGCTAGCTCGATACCACGCTTCATACCAGCAGAGATACCTCGATCAGTATAAACAGCAACTAATTCTGCCTTCTCACCCCATGTGAATCCGGCAATTATGCCAAGCTCCCGCTCTTCTGGGATGAGGTCATCTAAGAGTCCTACTTGATCGTAGAGTAGATGGGATGCGAATGGAGCCTCGCCTCGCATAAGTGAGTCTCTCATACAGTCTCTAGCGTATAGCTTATGGACCTCTACGTGTGTTCTGCTTGGTCCATTGAGCGGCGACTCGATCACAACTCGCTTCATCACTCTCCCTCCAGCCTCTTGATGATATTGTCATAGGATTTCTTGTCACGCTCGATAAGGATGTAGCTCCTGTTCATCGCGATACAAGCCTCACCTAAGACTCCAGACCCAGCGAAAGGATCGCAGATGATTTGATTTTGATAAGAGCAGTCTTCTAAGATATCTTGGATAAGCTCGATTGGCTTTTCATTTGGATGGATCATCTGAGTAGGGTGGACAATAGCATGTTCCTTGATTGAACTAAGCTTTGTCCCTGTCGTCAACGCTGGCGTCCCTTTGACAGCCAAGATAATAAACTCGAAGTCTCGATCATACTCCCATGAAGCGACTCCACGCCGAGACATAGAGTTGAGCTTCTTCCAGAGTAGGGGAGTCTTGCTGATAGTAAACCCGATGCGCTCTAGTTGACCAGGTTTATGCTCAGTTGGCTCTCCCACTTTAGTGTGAGGCTCGTCGACTCCGGCATAATAAGAGTAGTCGTCCAACCCACAAAAGAGGTAGAGGAAGGCTCCAAATTTGAGAACTCTGTATAGCTCGCGAAAGACTGGCAGGGTTCTATCGTCAATTGTAAGGCTTGGGTCAAAGAAATTGATCCAGGGAGGATCGGTGACAGCATGATGGACTGAATTGGCAGGTAGCTGGGACAGAATGACAGCGGCATCTCCAAGGAAGACCTGATCTCCTTCCATCTCATGAGACAGACCCGCCTCAGCTTCTGCCTGATGTCTCTTCGCGGTAATTCTGACAAGTCGAATGGCAGTCTTTTTATCTTTAATGTTTCTAAGAGTTGGATCATTTCTAACAGCTCGGGCGAGATTAAGGTCTTCGCTAATGGACCCAAGTGCAACCTGCAGCTCTCTAGCTGTATCTCTAACTGACCATCCAGACTTTTCGACGGCTTTAGCTGGTCTTCCATCTTTTGCCTGCCCATGCTTAGCTTGCCGGAGCAAGTGTAGTTTTTCGACCAAGAGAACCTGATCCCACCAAGGTAGATTAAAGCGTTTCAGATTTTCATGAAGTCGAATCTCTTCGCCGTCGTTCTCGCTGATATCTCGGATCTCTACCTTGATCTCAGACCAACCTAGACTCTTTGCTGCCAGGAGTCTACGCTCACCTGAGACCAGAGCGAATCTACCAGAACTGTTCAGTGGGCGAACAATTAAAGGATGGGACTGGCCTATTTCAGATAAGGATTCAGCTATGCTCTTAACTTGTTCTTCGTCTGGATTTTCTGATGGAGTGAAGTCGATCTGATCGATAGGGAGGTTCATGCGTGTTCTCCGGACCTAAGGAAAGGGGAGTTGGCTGTCCTCCCCTGTGAATTTAGATCTCCTGCGTTTGGATCAGATGACCGATGCGAGGATTGAAACCGACTTCCTTGATGTCGTGGATATCTCCACCTTCAACGTCGCCAGAGTCGAGGCTGGGGTCGATGACGATCTTGATCTCTTCATCAAGCTTGATGTGATCGAGAAGGTCGAGAAGATCAGACTTCTTCACGATGCCACCTCAGGCTCTTCCTCCTCGTGTTCTCTTTCAAGCTCCTCTGCCTCGTCGACTTCATCGACTTCTTCATCGTCATCGTCGTCCTCGAAGTCCTCGTCCTCATCTTCGAGATCGTCGTCGTCATCCTCTGCCTCTTCAGCTTCGTCGAGGATAAACTTCTTGTGGGCGTCGACTAGATCATCTGCCAAAGAATCTACAAACATGCCTGCCTCCGTCTGCTGAGTTAGATGTATGGATAGAGCACGGGCATAGGAGGTAAATCTACGCCCGTGCTTGTTATAGCCTAGCTCTTGTCGAAGCCCCCGACGCCAGCGGCGACTTCACGCTTGTCGTTGAGGGACCGATACTTGGCAGGGAGGGGTGCCCAGTCCTCGATGACGTTACGAGGTGGATTCTGGCCGTCGACACCACGGTCGGTCTTGACCTTGCCGTAGATGTACATGCCAGCCTTGTCGTCGAACTGAGCGTCAGCCATTTGAGTCTCGTCCCACTTCGGGTTGAACGCCTTGAAGAACTGGACTGCACCACCGGGCATCGAGACAGCCTTCTCGGAGAACCAATGCTTGATCGGAACTCCGAAGAACTCTGACTCAGGATCTCCCACTTCGGTGTCGCAGACCACGTTCATCGCGTCTTTCTTCTGGTTGAGTTCTTCATTGAACTCCTTGAGCAAGAGGACGGTCCAGCCGGGCTTGACAATCTTCGCACGCTTGAAGTCGTCGGGAGTGAGCTGCATTCTGATAGCCATTTTCGTGTCCTTTTCTGCGGGTACTGAGTTAGTTTTGAGCTTGCGTCTGTGCTGACGTATTTAGAGTCCTTCAGCTGGACTAAGCTTTCTCGGATAGTCGATATCTTCCTCTACCTTAACCTCCCTTTCTGATAAGTCCGACTCATTCCAAATATCAGGGATGTCGTCGGCCTTAACCTCTTGACGAATCTTGGCGATCTGCTGCTTCCTCTCCTCTATAAGAGAGCCTAAGATCGGCCACATCGCCTTCTTGGTAATCTCAAACTTCGCCGGTAGACCCATAGCCGACTTAGCCACGATTTCCCCTGACGCAACTGTCTGGACGAAGTATCTCACACCATGTGCTATCTGTGTTGACGCTTCATTGTAGAAGAAATACATCTCGTTGAAGTAGCAGGGGAGGAAAGAGCCAGTTTTCCAGCCATAGGTCTGCAGAGTCGTAGCTTTGATCATCGACGCCAGCACTTCATTGGTCGTCCCACCCTGCTTAGTCGTTTGGGCCTTAGTGACCGGGTGAGCAGTCATGATGAAGTGAGCAGGGATGATCTTAGCGACCTCCATGATTTGAACGGCGAGTCCAGTTTCTCCTTTGAACTCATCCCAGTCAGGAATAGCTATGCCTCCCTTGGTTCTCTTGAGGGTAGCGTTGTCCCTGTGTCCCATCTGATAGAGGACTGAAGTAGTCGAGTACATCGTATAGGAGTCTATTGCTACGGTCCCATACGGACAGTCAGTCTGGAGCTGCTCGAACATCTCAGCGAACTTCTTGAGTCCAATGACATCGTGCCGAGCATCAT